CGGCAGAAGCGCCGGGTGGTGTCGTCCGGCGGCGGTGGGGGAGGTGGTGGCGGCACCGGCCTCACGTCGTTCACGCTCAAGAGCGCTGCTGCCAGTGGCAGCCAGCCGTTCTCAATCGCCTTCACGCTGGCGAAGGGCGCAGCTACCAACGTCACCACAGACCTCCCTGGCGGCGCCTATCAAGCCAAGGTGATGACGACGTGGAGCGACGGCAGCGCGAACCATGTTGTCGTCAGCGGCGACTACAGCGCGACGCAGGACGCCACGCTGACGGTGAACGTCACAAGCGGCACGCCGCCGACCGGAACTGCGCTCGCTCACGCGGACATCGTGTCGGCCGCGCCGACATCGGTGGTGGATTGCGGTGCCTTCGGCTCGGCCAGCCTTGCCACCCGCCTCGCTGCCGGCGCCCCGGATGTGGTGCTGCTGGCAGGACATCGGATGATCGAGGCGTGGTATCGCGCCGACATCGGAAGCGACATCCATTGCACATGGTACGTGAAGCTGTGGGCCAGTGGCCGCATGCACGTCGATGTGATGGTGGAGAACGGCTTCCTTGACAACGGCTCGGGCGCGCTTTGGACGAACACGACGCGCTCGTACACAGCCGATATCACCATCGGTGGCTCCACCGTCCTGAATACCGCGGTCACGCACTACGGCCACCAGCGCTACTACGCGCACGGCTGGATCGGCGGCGATCCGCAGATGACGCGGCTGCACGACACGAGCGACATCATGGCGTCGAAGATGACGCCGAACTACCCATATGGGCCAGTGGACAGCGCATCCCTTGACGCGCTGGACCGCTCGTATGTGGTGCTGGACAAGGGTCCGCACGAGACGAACATGGGCGGCACCGGTTCTGCGCCGGCCATCGGGCTGTTGCCGAACTGGTGTGCCGCATACCTCACGACGCCGGATGCTCGCTCGTTCGATGCGGTCATCGTTGGCTCTCTGTCCATCAACTCGTATCCGATCAGTTGGAGAACAAAGACCACAAAGGAGGCGGCGCCGCTGCTGTCTGGGACGGGCAACTTCGGGAACTGGACCGCAGACGGGCCGAATCAGGGCGGCAATACTGTTCAGGGTGCCGGCTCGCTGATTTGGGATCAGGCCCACCACCCGTGCGAGGGTTACCTGGCGTACCTGATCACGGGCGATGGCATTCACCTTGAGACGCTCATCATGCAGGCGGGTCTGTGCTTCCTGCAGCGCCCGTCGTCAAACGGAACTGGCACAGCGCGCCTTCTGAGCGACCAGATCCGCGGCTATGCGTGGTCGCTGCGCACGATCTGCCTGTACGGCGCTATCACGCCGACGGCGATGAAGGGCGCTGGCACGCCGGCTCACCAGTTCCGCACCCTCATCGAGAACAACTACGCATCGCTTAAGACATCGCTACTGAGCGGCGACACGAAGGCATGGAGCGGGCTGGGGTTCGTCAACGACTACGGCGGCAACGGCTCCCAGGACGGATGGGACTACCCGGCCGACACCGTCGCCCCATACACGGGCTCTATACCGCCATGGCAAGGCGACTTCTTCGTGGCCGTTAACGGCTTCGTCTCCGAGGTTGAGCCGTGCGACAGCACGACGGATTTGATCCTCGTGCGCAACCGGATGTACAGGTGGACGATTGGACGCCTTGGTGCATCTGGACGATCCAGCGAATACGATTTCACGCGGGCGGCGAGCTACGGCCTGAAGGCGGCGACGGACGGCACTGGCGGGACGTGGTATCAGGGGTTCGGGAAGATATTCGAGGAGACCTACGGCGGCCTGAACACGACGGCAACAAACACGCTGCAGGGCTCATCCGGCTCGGCTCCATCGACGCCGAACGGCTACTGGGGAAACCTGACGCCAGCCATCGCGTACGCGGTTGACCACAAGGCGCCGGGAGCGCGGGCCGCCTACCGTCGCCTGACTGGTGCTACGAACTGGTCCACCGTCACCGGCACGTTCACGAACAACCCGGTGTGGGGCGTCGCTCCGCGCAATGCGCAGTTCACGCCTAGCACCTGGAGCCTTCCTGCGGCCGGCCAATCGGTGCTCATCGGCAGCAACACGCCGAACAGCGTGCGGCCCGGCGCCTACACGTCGGGGCAGTTCTCTCAGGCGACATTCGGCAGTTTCTCCAGCGGCGTATTCAACCCGTGGTACAGCCGGACAGGCGCGTACGAAATCTCCAACACTGGCGGTCACAACAACCTGTACTTCCAGGGCTCGGTCATCTTCGACCTGGAGCAAGCGACGCCGGCTTGGGTGCTGCAGGACAACGCCAACGGGGTTGCATATCAACCCGGCCCGGTCGGTGTATCGGCCACCAATGGTTCACCGTACTACGAGTACACGGGCACGCAAATGCCGCTTGCGGGGCACACCTACGCCTCGATGATTTCGATTCAGCAGGGCAACAAGGGGTCGCTGCTGTGGGTGACCCGTGGAGCGACGGCGAACGAGTCGGTGGCCGCGCCAACCGTCCACGTCATGGATGCCGAGACCGGTCTCTGGTCTCGCATGGCGAGCGTCTCGCTCTCCGACCACGCGATGGTTGAAGGCTCAGGCGCCTACGACCCGAACACGCACCGCTACTACGTCTCCAACAGCCAGTTCTGGAGCAACCAGTTTGTTGCGTACCTGCGCGGCTCTGACAACACGGCGCAGACCTACAGCCTGAGCGGCTTCCCGCCTTCTGGGACGAACTACACCAAGATGTTCCTGTTCCCGGAGCGTCGATTGATGCTGTGGGTGGACAACGCTGGACTCGTGTTTGGCCTGGATCTGACGCAGGCCTCCGGCGCGACCAACATCGTGCAGTTGACCACCTCCGGCGCGTTCGCCTCCAACAACGGCCAGTCGCAGTGGCGCTGGGACATCTCCAAGGGCAAGTTCGTACAGAAGCCGGGCTGGACCGGCAACGTGGTGAACACGCTTACGCCTCCGAACGATCGCTCGCTGGGTACCGGTGGAACTTGGGTCAAGGGATCGGAAACGATCGGCGGTTCTGGCTTGCCGAACGGTATTCGTGGCCCGGCCGACGGTGTTGGGCAGTACATGCAGAACGAGTTCGTCGAGGAGATCGAAGCCCACATCTGGGTTTCCGACGACGCCAACCAAGTGGCGATCTGGAGGCTGCCGTGATCCTGTCGGACGCCTCCTCGTTCGCCCAGAGCCTGGATCACTGCAACCGCTGTGGCGAGTGCTGCCGCGAGCCGTGCTCACTCGGCGATGGTGACGTGACGCGGTTGGCGAGGCACTTCGGCATGCAGCCGATCGACTTTGCCAAGGCGCATCTGGATGTGCGCCAACGTCAAGACGGTGTGCTCATCGCTAGGCCGCACTTCGGCCCAGACGGCCTCTGCCACTTCTACCGTGATGGAACCTGCACGGTGCATGAGGTGAAGCCGGCCGGTGGTCGTGATTTCGAGTGCTGGAACCAAGGCAGGAACGTCCCGGGGCGTGAGCGCATGTTCCGCATCACCTTGCGCGAGTTGCGCGAAAGGCTCTAAGCCATGGCATTCACATCAATAGCCACCGACAACTTCAACAGAGCCAACGGCAACATTGGGTCGAACTGGACGCACATCCGAGATATCGCTTGGGATGCGACGCCGCCGCAGATCCTGTCGAACGTTGTCGTCGGGAAGTCGGGTGGTACAGCCCACTATCAAGTGGCGCGGTGGGCCGGCGCCGGCACCTTCTCGGATCATCAATACGCCGAAGTGACGTTCGGCGGGATTGCGTTCAACGGCACTGCGTTCCTTGCCGGTGTCGTGGTCCGCTGTTCTGCGGATACCGATGGCGCAGCGGACTTCTATGGGGCGTACATCCTGGATGACGCCGCGAGCGGCAGCAACCACACCACGGAAGTCTTCAAGATGGTGAACGGCACGACCACGTCTATTGCCACCATCACCACAACGCCGTGGGCCAACGGAGACAAGATGCTGCTCTCCATCATTGGGAGCACTCTGCGTCTGTACAAGAACAGATCGATTCTCGGCACATATACCAGCCAGACCGATTTGACCACTGGCAAGCCGGGGATTCTGGTCGGAGGCAATGCCACCGCTGTTATCAGCGTGGATGACGCCGAAATGGGCGATGCAACGGTCGATGTAGCCAGCGCTGCTCCGGCGTTCTTCCTGTTCTCCTGCTGAGGGCGAGCGATGCTGTCCGTGATAGCTACAGCTCGTAGAGCACAGCGCAGGAATGCGCCAACGCCGTATTTCGTTGGGCAGGTTCTGCGCGTCGTGCTCCCGGTTGGCTATCACGGCCAAATCTTCATTCAGCGCAACGGGGTGGATATCTCTGGCGCACAGAGCGCGGCCGGCGCCTCCTACTACGAGTACACGGTGCAGGCCGCTGACGATGGCGCCACGCTGACCCCGCGCGTTGTCGGCCTGACGCTCGACACCACAGCGCCGCGGCGCCATGGCGTCCAGATCCTCATTGCGGCGCCGGATGAGGTGCTCATCACCTACAACAAGCAACTATCCACCAACGCGCTCGGCGCGGCACAGTTTGTTGTTGCAGGTACTGTTGCTACAGCCAAGACGGTTTTGTCCGCCACTGCGGTAGACAACACAGTCAAGGTCAAGGTATCGAGCAACTTCGTGCCGGGTGATCTGCCGACGCTTGCCTACACGCAGTCTGGCACGGACTCGCTGCGAGTGAAGGACTACGCCGGCAACCTCGCGCCGAGTTTCTCGGCGGTGACGGTCGCCAACGGGTTCCCGGTGCCAGCCACGGCTGCAACGCTGGTGACTACGTTCACCATCCTGACAAGCGGTGGCGGCGGGTTCGTGTACTCGGGCAGCGGCGGCACGACGCAGTGCCACCCGCTCACTCAGGCGACGTTCGGCAGTTCCGCACATCAATCCAAGCTGGAAACATCCGGCTGGGTGGAGATGCAGGTTACCGACACCAATGCGGCGGTCCGCTCCATCGCGCTGAAGATGAACACCTCGGCTGGGCAGACGCTCAACGAGATGGATCACTCGATCCGCGTCACCAACGGCACGGCGCGTCCGTACCAAGACAGCACGGCGGTCGGCTCGTTGTACACGTTCGCCAGCCCGTCGTCGCTTTGCCGCGTGCGCATCCGCCGCGACATGCCGTCGGGAGAGGTTCACTTCGACACGTCGGAGGACGGCGGCATCAGCTGGGAGCTCCAGTACACCTGGACGCTGGTTTCCGACCCCGAGGTGTACATGCACCCATGGTGCAACAACCCAAGTACGACGGTGGCCGCGATCGGCTGCGCGCTCCAAGGTTTTGTCTCTCGGGGATTCTGATGCTCGGACTTAGAAAGCTCACGATCGCCGCTCTCCTTGCATCGGTTGCCGGTGCTGTGGCCGGCTTCACGGTCAACCTCCCGAGCGTCGATCTTGGCGGCGGAGTGATGGGGCAGCTTGATAGCGTCGCGGCCCCAAGCTATCCAGTGGCCGCTGCGGCAGGCGTATTTGAGATGTGGCCCAGCCTGCAGTTCGAGGTGAACGGTGGTGCGTTGCCGGCGCCGAGCTACGGCTTCTCAACGCTGCGCAAGCGCGACAACACGAGCGGCGCGATCCAACCAGAGTCGACGCCTGACGGCGGCGCATTCCGCATCGTATGCGCGACCAGTCATCTTGGGTTCTTCGATCCAATCGTCTATCCGCCGGTCGGCGGCGTCGGCTACCCGAAGAAGAGCCACCTACACAACTTCTTCGGAAATTCAGACATCTCTGAGTTGACGGCGCCGACCACGCAACTTGCGACGGTCGGGCGCAGCAGTTGCGTTGGTGGCATCGCGAACCGCAGCGCGTACTGGGTGCCGGCGGTCGTCGACACGACCACGGGCTTCCCGGTCATTCCATACGCAAACATCGTCTACTATAAGAATGAGTCAGCCTACCGCAAGGCCAACCTGACCGCGGTGACGGTGCCGCCTGCCGACTTGCGCATCATTGCTGGCAACCCGGCGAACACATCAACGACGCTGGGCAACACCTACCGCTGGGAGTGCCCGCTTGGGCAGAACTTCTCGGCCACGATCCCGGGCGCAGGCTGCGCTAACGGATCTGACGTGCAGTTGATCGTGTTTTTCCCGCAGTGCTGGGATGGTGTGAACCTCGATTCGGCGAACCACCAAAGCCACATGGCCTACGAGAACCCATCGACGGGCTGCCCCGGCACTCATCCGGTGATGATCCCGCAGATTAGCTACAACATCCGCTACAAGGTCAGCGCCAGCGCCAGACCCGAGAACTGGCGCCTAGCCTCCGATACCTACGCGCTTGGCTACGCCGCTGGTGGTCTGAGCGCCCACGGCGACTGGTGGAACGGCTGGAACTCCTCCGTGCTTACGCAGATGGTGCAGGGCTGTCTGCATGCCTCGCTGAACTGCCATGCCCACCTTCTCGGGCTTACCCCCAATGAGACGCTGTATTGAGCTCGCGCTCGTGCTGATCGCCGCGCTGGTGCCGTTCCTCGCGGCGGTCGACTATCGTCGCGACAGGGCGCTACTCGACTTCAAGGCGGAGATTGCGGCGACGAGCGCGGTATGCCAGAAGCAGCAGCCCGGCGATCAGGAGGGTGTAGGTTCCTGGCTCGGGAGCGCTCCCAACGGCTCGGATATCCACCAGAGATTGCGCCTTGCGAGTGAGGATGCCCGTCACCTCATCGGAGCCGGTCTCGAAGTCAAACGCCAGCAGTCCCGAGCCGGTGACCAGGTTGGAGAATGTCTCGGCTCCAACGGTGAGCCAGGCGCTTATCTCGGCGGCGCCGCCGACCGCGGTGGCGTCGAATTCGAAGGTCACGCGGGTGTGCGGGGCGACAACGGCAAGCCACGAATCCTGGATAGACGACCGAGAGTACGGCGTTCCGTTCGACGTTCTGTGTGTGGTCGCAGACAGCGATTCGCCCCAAGTGAAGAAACTGAGCCACTCCCCCGAGGTTCCGGGATCGAAGAAGCCAACCTGTTCCGAGGACCAGAACCCGCCGCCGTTCGGATCGGCGACCCACGACAGGTTCCCGTGGAACCCACCTTGTCCGGTGAGCGTGACTCCGGCCGCGATCCCGTCGTTTGGATCCACATCGACGATAGTGAGCCTAACCTGACTCACGGAGGCGGTAGCGGGAGGATTTGCCGCAAAAACTGGAAGCGCGCAAACGAGCGCAGCGGCACAGACAGAACGTATGCCCATGGGACTCTCCTCGCGTTGCATTGTTGTGAGAGACGCGGGGCATTTCGCGTGCCTGGACGGATGGACTGACCATGACTGCACTAGCGACCATCGCCATTGCCACCGCGGCCATTGCCGGCGGGGAGATTGCCGCCGCGGCCGGAGTGGGTAGCACCGCCCTTGTTGGCGAATCCTGCGCCTTCGGCATCAACGGCATCAGCACGTTCGCCATGGCCGCTGGCGTGGAGTCGGCGGAGGCTGAGACGAGCGTGTTCACGACGAACTCGCGGCGCCGAATCGGGCGCGGCACGCTGCGCACGCCGACCGTTCGCATTGGCCGCTCGCGCATCTAATTGACTGACAGGTTCCGCCCTTAATTTGTCAGCGCTGCATCGCGACGATGCGGCGCGATGGACCTTGAAAGCCTCGTCCTCGGCGGAACGCTGAACTTCACCACCCTGGTGCCGGATTACCTTCCGGCGGACGGGTGGGTGTTGAAGTACGTGCTCGTCCCGCGCTCGGCGGGGCCTGCCGCGATCACGCTGACCGGGACGCAGGACGCGGACGACCCGACGCTGTATCGCATCCAGGTTGCGGCGGCGACAACGGCCACTTGGACGGCGGGCAACTATAGCTGGTCGTCGTGGGTGCAGAAGGCATCCGAGAAGTACGACCTCGCTAGCGGCGTCATCAAGTTTCATCCTGACCCGCGCACTGCGACGGCGCTGGATACGCGCAGTGATGCGCGCGTCGCGCTCGACAACGTGCAGGCGCTGCTTGCCGGCAGGGCAACGAGCGGCGTGCTGTCGTACCGCATCGGCGAGCGGCAACTCCAGAACTACAGCATGGCCGAGCTCCTGCAGCTTGAGTCGAAGTTGAAGGCTGATGTGCGACGCGAGGAAGACTGCGCCGCAGTCGCACGCGGTGAAGCCAGTAGCCGTCGCATGAATCTGAGGCTGAACCGTGCGTAAGCCGACGCTCATGCAGCGGATCCGCGCGGCGTTCGGTGCGTTCTCCGGCGCTCCGTCGATGCCGGCAGGCGCGGTTCCGTTCTCTCGCCAATACGCCGCTGCGCGTCAGTCGCGCACAACTGGTGGACTGGGTTCCAGTGGGAACAGCAGCGCCGACTCGGAACTCGCCTCCAGCCTGACCCGCCTTCGCGCTGCGTCGCGGCAGATGATCCGCGACAGCTCCTACGCGAAGCGCGCTCGGCTGATCGTCGTGAACAACGTGATCGGCTCCGGTGTCGGGATGCAGGCACAGGTCAAGACCACGCGGGACGACCTGAACAAGCGCGTCAACGACGACATCGAGACGATGTGGTGCGAGTGGGCTATGGCCGATTCGTGCCACACGGGCGGCGCGATGCACTTCCACGACCTCGAGCGCGCGGCCATGGGCCAAGTGTTCGAGGCTGGCGAAGTCTTCATCCGCAAGCATTACCGCAGGTTCGGCACCAGCCGGATTCCGCTCGGCCTGGAGTTGATCGAGCCGGAGCGGCTGGCGCATGAATTGGTCGATCCGGGAACGTTCGTCGCGAACAGCGAAGTTCGCATGGGCGTCGAGGTGGACGAATTCGGTCGCGCGTTGGCGTACTGGATCCGCGCTCGCCACCCTGGTGATCTGCGTGCGCGCGTCGATACGACCGACAGGTTCGAGCGCGTAGACGCCTCGGACATCTTCCATCTGCGAATCGTTGACCGCTGGCCGCAGACGCGCGGCGAGCCGTGGTTGCACACCGTTCTTCGCAAGATTGACGAGATGAACGAGTACACGGGCAGCGAGGTGTCTGCCGCTCGTGCCGCTTCGTACTACTTCGCCACCATCGAGACGGACAACCCGGATGCCATGCCGGATGAGACGGAGGAAGACGGCAACGGCGTCATGAACATTGACCCGCTGACCATCCAGCAACTCAACCCCGGCGAGAAGCTCACCTTCCACAACCCGAACCGGCCCAACACCGCGTTGGATCCGTTCATGCGGCACATGCTGCGTGAGGTCGCGGCCGGCTGCGGGACGAGCTACGAGAGCCTGTCCCGCGACTACAGCCAGTCGAACTACTCCAGCTCGCGCCTTGCGCTGCTGGACGACCGCGATTTGTACAAGGTCGTGCAGCAATGGTGGATCCGCAATTTCCGCCATCCGCTGCACAGGGCGTGGCTGCAACAGGCCGTGCTGGCGCGTGTGCTGACCAGCGTTTCTCCTGCGCATTACGCCGCAGACATGTCGCGCTATGAGTCGGTGCTGTTCAAGCCGCGCGGCTGGTCGTGGATCGACCCGACCAAGGAAGTGCAAGCGTACGAGAGCGCCATCAAGGCTGGTCTCACCACGCTGACCGACGTGATCGCGCAGACAGCAGACGGCCGCGACATCGAGGACGTGATTGCTACCCGCAGGCGCGAACTCGACATGTTGGAGGCGGCCGACATCGCCGTCAGCACTGACGTTGCAGCCGAGATGGAGGCGAAGAAGCAGCCGGCCCAGCCGCCGGCAAAGCCTCAAGCAGATGACGACGAGCCGGCGCGCTCGCGTGTCGTTTCACTCAAGAGGGATGTGGGATGACGAAATCCACGACTCAGGTTCGCACCTTTGAGTTCGACGTTGCAACGCGAGCGAGCGACGACGCTATTCCGGTCGTCGTGTCGAGTGACGCGATCGTCGAGATGTCGGACGGCCCAGAGGTTCTGGTGCATTCGCCTGACGCAATCGACCTCCAGCGCGCACCGCTGCCGATCATCGCCACGCATCGCGGCGGCCAGGTCAACGTCGGCATCGTCGATGACCTCCACGTATCTGGCGGCCAGTTGCGCGGCATGGCCCGCTTCGGATCTAGGCAAGAGGCGGCCGAGTACAGGACCGACGTACTCAATCGAATCATCCGTTCGGTCAGCGTCGGCTATGCCCGCCTGAAGGGGAAGGTCCGCAGCGATGGTGTGCTGCTGACCACCCGCTGGATGCCGACCCACACCGCGCTTGTTGCGGAGCCGGCCGATGTCAATGCCGGCTTCTTCCGTTCCATCGCATCCCTCCCGACGTTCGAACTGGACGTGGAGGACCAACTTGTTTCACCCCCGGCGAGTCCCGCCACTACCAAGGAGCCATCAATGGCTGACCAGCAAGCCGCCGTGGGCGTCACGGATCCGCAGACCCATGTCGAAACCCGTGCTCTGCCCGCAGAGCCGCGCCAAGCGATTGGCGCCCCCGAGATGGAGCGTTCGCGCAAGCGTGGCATCGAGAACCTGTGCAAGGCCAACAGGATCGACGACAACATGCGCGACTACTGGATCGGCACCGGAATGTCGATCGAGCAGATCACCGACGACCTTCTGAAGGTCATCGAGGAGCGCGGCAAGAACAACCCGCAGAGCATTGCCAAGCTCGGTCTGACCGACAAGGAAACGCAGAACTACAGCATCTTCAACGCTGTCCGCGCCGTCGTCGATAAGAACTGGAACAACGCCGGTTTCGAACTCGACGCCAGCCGCGCGATTGCGCAGAAGCTGGGCCGCTCGCCGGACCCGCACAAGTTCTACGTGCCGTTCGAAGTGCAGCAGCGTGCTGTCCCGATCAAGCAGCGTGACCTGACCGTCGCGTCGGCTTCGGGTGGCGGCTATCTGGTGGCGACTAACAACATGTCGTTCATCGAGATCCTGCGTAACCGCTCGGTCGCATTCCGCATGGGCGCTCGTCGCCTGTCTGGCCTGACCGGCTCGGTGACGGTTCCGAAGCAGACGGCCGGCGCAACCGCCGTGTGGCTGTCGAGCGAATCGGCGACCGCGACCGAGAGCGCGCAGACCTTCGGCCAGATGGCGCTGTCGCCCAAGACGGTCGGCGCCTACACCGAAATCTCGCGTCAACTGCTGCTGCAGAGCTCGCCTGATGCCGAGAGCATCGTCACGTCGGACCTCGGCTCGGTGTGCGCGCTGGCGGTGGACGTTGGCGTCCTGCGCGGCTCTGGTTCTGGCGGCGAGCCGACCGGCATCATCAGCACCGGCTCCATCGGCACGGTTTCCGGCACGACGTTTGATTACGCCGACATCCTGGAATTCCAGACCGATGTTGCGGCTGCGAACGTGATGCCGGCCGCTGGTGGCTACGTGACCACGCCGGCTGTCGCGGCTCTCGCGATGACCCGATCGCGCTTCGCCAACACGGATACGCCGCTGTGGCAGGGCAACCTGTGGGACGGCCAGATGGCTGGCTTCCCGGCGATGTCGTCGAACCAGATGGCCTCCGGGACGATGCTGTTCGGCGACTGGTCGCAAGTGATCGTCGGCGAGTGGGGCGTTCTCGAGGTCGAGGTGAACCCGTACGCCGGCTTCCAGGCCGGAATCATCGGCATCCGCGCGCTGGTGTCCATGGACGTTGGTCTGCGTTACGCCGGGGCGTTCAGCTACGGCGCCGCGATGACCTGATCGGCTCATTCAACCACCAACGAAGGAGCCAGCCGTGCTCACCGCAAGCAACTCACCGCTCGTGGCGGGCACGGCTCACACCATGGACAAAGTTTCTACCAAGCGCATCAAGGTGCTTCGGCCCTTCATGCACAAAGGCAAGCCGACAGAAGTTGGCGCGGTTCTCGATGTCGATCTGCGCACCGCCGCCGAGGTGACGACTTCGAACAAGGCCGTGCTCGTTCCGGCGGAGCCCAAGGCAGAGGTCAAGGCAGAGCCGGCAAAGGTCGAGCCTCCGAAGCCTGCGGCCAAGACCACCCAAAAGGAGGGCTGACATGCTCGCGAATCAAGGCCAGGCCGGAAGCGCCGTCAAGCTGCTGGATCCGGTGAGCGCTGCGAACACCGCTGCCGCAACGTCCGGTTGGGTGGATGTGCGCGCCGCTGAGGGCGACATCGTTTTCACGAATCAGGTTGGCGCGGTCACGGGCGGCATCGTCTGGACGATCGAGCACGCCACTGATGAAAGCGGCACGGGTGCTGCGGCTATCACTCCGAACGAGGGCGCCTATGCAGCCGTGACGGCGAACACCATCCAGAAGCGGACGGTGAACGCTAGCGCTGTCGGCGGCTGGGTTCGGTGTGTCGGGACTATCACGACCGGCCCGGTGCTGGTTGCCGCCTCCATCAAGTACCACCCGAAGTACGTCGGTTGACATGGCCTTCACCGAAGACCTCACCCCGTTCTTCGCCGACTTTGGCGGAGCCGCGACGCTCAACAGCGCCGCGGTGACCGCCATCGTCGATACGCAGACGGCGATCGAGGTCGAAGGTATTGCCACGCAACAGCCGACCGCGTTGGTGCGAACGTCCGAGGCATCAGTTGCCGCCCCGGGTCAGCCGTTCGTCGCCAACGCGGTCACCTACATCGTGCGCCAGGTGCTGCGCGAGCCGCCTGACGGCGCGCTCACCCGCCTGGTGCTGGCGAGGGCGTAATGGCGCTCGCTGCTGCTCAAGTTGTCGATGCGCTGGCCGCCCGCATGACGGGCCTGCCGCTCACCGGATCGCGTGTGTACACATCGCGCCTGTGGCCCGTGTCAGAGGCGGAGATGCCTGCTTGGCGCCTGACCGCCGAAGACGAGT